TGGGTTTTCTTGCGAACATAATCTTTTAATATGATAACAGATGGAACTTTGGTTTCCCACGATGGTGATCGTACAATCCAATCGTCGTACCAATCTAATACAGTACACTTATCGTGCCACATGTACATGATTGCTTCTTTCCATTTAATGGTACTAAGAGGTAGATAACTGACTGGTTGACCATCAGCATTTAACATCAAAACATCAGCCACTTAAGTTCCTCTTATAATTTGGCTGGGAAGGTAGGACTCGAACCTACAACCTTCTGTACCAAAAACAGATGCTCTACCATTGAGCTACTTCCCATTAAAGTGTTAGTTCCAACTTATATTGATCCAAACACATATCCTCTAAAGTCTTTGTAAGTGTAACACATTTACTCAGATTGTCAACAACTGATGATACTGCATCACCCTGTCGTCTTCCTTGAATTACAGTCTTGATTTTCTTGCCTGTCACACGTTCCATTGCACTAACAACTTCAAGAACAGTATAACCTACATTACCACCCAAACACTCATACTCAGTATTTAGTGCGCCAGTCTCAACTGATTTTGCTATAGCAGAACTAAGATCACTGACATGTATATAATCGCGTATACAAGTACCGTCACGAGTAGGATAATCCACGCCAAATATATCAATGTGGGGAAGATTTCCAGCAGCAACCATAGCACAACGACGAATAAGATGAGAGGCAGAGCCAAGTTGCCTATAAAGACCATTAGAACCAGAGACATTAAAAAAGCGGAAAATAGTATGCCCATCGGACTTCTCCTTTATGATATCCTCAGCCGCCACTTTAGATCGTGCGTATGGAGATGCCATTTCAAATGCACTAGACGTACTCGCAAAAATAAGGTTGGGTGTATCGATATAATTAAACAGATTATCTGTCCCCATCGTATTCACTCTATAATACTCAGATGGTTCGATAAGACTTTGTGGTACGACACTTCTACCAGCAAGATGGACAACAGCATCGTATTCTGAACGATACTTCATAACCCATGTGATATCCTGTAGCTTTAAGCTACAATACTTTTCAACATTGTTATGTTCACCATGGAAGTTGATGTCAATGCCATGAACTTCGTGACCCATCTCAGCGAGAAGTTTGACTACGTGGCTACCAATATATCCAGTAGCTCCTGTTACAAGAACCTTACTCATCAGGCTTCACTATAAAGTGGATAGTTGCAACTTGACCGTCAACATTTTTTACAAAAAAATCTATGTTGTTTTGAGAAAAAAGTTGCGTCAGTTCCTTAATTGTTCGATCTTCTTTATTGTAAACGTTTTTCATACTTATTACCTTGTTAAAGTTATGGGTGGTGCGCAAGGGGAGTTTCAAAGTCAAATATCGTAGAACGTTAGATATTCTTTGGTATAACTCCACCCCTACCTTGCTAACGACATGCACCTGCCGAGATACTTCCATCGACCCTTTTGCTGTGACTGCTAAATCACTTCTCATCATATAGGACTTGGTAACCTATACTAGTCGGTGCTACCCAACACGTTCTTGGTGCGAGAGACAGGGATCGAACCTGTGACCTGGACGTTATGAGCGTCTTGCTCTACCGCTAAGCTACTCTCGCACACTGTTCTTGGTATGGATGGTGGGACTCGAACCCACACGCCGTTAAAGCCAGAGATTTTAAGTCTCTTGTGTCTACCAATTCCACCACATCCACACTCTGTTTTGGCGGTCCCTATAGGATTCGAACCTATGACCTACTGCTTAGAAGGCAGTTGCTCTATCCAGCTGAGCTAAGGAACCTAATTCTTTATGCCACTTTGGCAATATTCGTATCAATGATCTCAGCTTTCAAAACAGTTGCAACTTCTTCAGCCGCCTCATATGTTTTGAATTCAAGATCGATTACATTTGGTTTTTTAAAGTTGTCATTCTTTTTACCGACCATCACGACATGTTGTACTATCTTGCCGTTTCGTTTTAACAGGTATGGCATTTATTCTCCATCAATTGCTTTTTGCATTACGCGGTAAGGAATAGTCCCTATGAACATGTATATAGGCCAAAACACCATATTACCAATTACTATATCCATCATCGTTGAAATTCCAACACATGACGTTGACCATCTACATAAAAACGAATTGTAGAGTGGCTATACACTTCTTTATAAGACTGTTGGTTCACCGTAACGATTTCACAACGTTCTTCATATGAGTAACCAACAATGCCTCTTTCTGTTCGTGGCTTAGCACCATTGTCAGCACCAACTAATCCACCGATCACCGCTCCAGCCGCCGCACCACCATCGTCACCAGTTACCCCTTTACCAAGCAGACCACCAATGATCATGCCTAGAAATGCACCACCTGCGGCATCTCCTTCGGTCTTGTACTGGTCATAGACGGGAACTTTCACGTCACGACACTCACGTACCTGAGTAGGGTTGTTGACTGCTACGGTCTTAGTGTGATGGAATACTGCCACATCACTGGCTTTCCCATTTGCCGTAGCTTGCGTTGCAGTAGCCAGAGCGGCTACCAATACTAATTTCTTAAAATGTTTCATCGGGTTGTTTCCCATAAGTTTTGTTCAAATCTGTTAATGGTTCTGTATCAAAGTCAGACAAGACAGAAAATGCATCAGTATCTGGTACGTTATCTAAGTGTGCTTCCCAGTATTTATCTGCAATATCTTCAATAGTCATTCCTTTAACTTCATCAGGCATTGTATCCAAAGCCCAATCCATAATTTCAGCAGTTACTTCATCTTCATATGAAGTTTCAAAGCCTAGCTCACTCATAACACTTTCCTTGCATATTTAACAACCATCTTATCAATGTTATCTAGCTTTACTTTATCATAAGCATTCTCAGCAAGATTTTCTCCGACACGAGACATCGCATTGAGAATTTCCAGAGGAACGTCAGAATTTCGATAGTTCTCAGAATACTCCATCATCTTGCGACCAAGATTAGCCACTTGTTTTTGGGTTTCAGTAACCTCGAAAAATGTAAGATCAGTTGTACTCATTTGGTTTCCTTTATGTTAAGTGTATATTACACTACTATTTGATTGTTGTCAACTCGAAAGTTTAATTTTTTTAGCGAAAGATTCTACAAGAGGGACTGCACCACTAAAAGCTTCATCTTCCCACCAACGGGAATCATACGGAAGTTCCGTACCTTCGTCAAGCAATGCACCAAGATTTTGTGTCATGTATTGCTTAACATGAATCATCTCATGCGCAACTGTTGTAAACACCGATCCCATATCATCATTTCGCTTAACCAAGATAGTGTACTCACCATCATCGTCATCAAAACACAATCCTCTGTTACCAACAAGATCAGCAGATTCGATGCTAATCTTCCGTGGAATAATTCCAAAATGTTTACAGATGTAGTAAACAAAGTCATCTAACAAAGCATCATACTCTTCGTTAACTGCAATATCGATTATCATACACCAACCTCTTTTGAAAAGATATGCCACATAGCTTCTTCTTGCTCATAAGCTTCTTTCTCCCATGGACGATCTGAATAAGGAACATCAACAACCTCACCTTTCCAGAGATTATCTGAATTTTCGTGAGACAAGTCGCCTTCAACATACTGCTTAACATGAACCATCTCGTGAAAGATAGTACGGATTAGTTCGTTCTTGCTTTGATCAGGGTTGATACCGACAACGATATCTTCCCCTTCTTCAAAGTCAACATACCCACCATTCTCTACGCCCTCGAATTCTATTTCAAGGTCAACATCAAGATCAAGGAAGTCACAAGCAAACACGACAACTTTGTCCATTAGTTTGTTTGTTATGATCTTTGGTTTGGCGTAGGCAGTGTAGTACATTTAAATCTCCGATAAGTCGATTTCGAATTGATCTTTAGGCGTTGTTGCTTTCCAGAACTTTAGTCGGTCTTTAGAACTCTCGATTTGTTGTTTGAGGTCTTTAACCATTTCGTCCGTCAGTGATAGCATATTGATTCTGAGAAGTTTGTCAACATCTAATTCTAATGCATCAGTAACTTTTAATATCTGTGTAGCAATAACATCCTTCTTTTTGTTTTTAAACTGAATTGTCCCATCTAGCACTGCTTGGATAAATTGCATCTTAACTTTGAGCCAACGTGATTCTTCAGTCTCTTGTTTCTTTCGTAGATTAATTCTTTCTTGCAAGACAGTCAAGCGGTAATCAACAAAATCTTTAATCAGATCACGTTCGTCTGTGTACTCACGCAACTTACCGTTCTGATCAATCACAGTAAGGTTCTCTGTTAATGGTTTGCTCAACTTGAACTTACGGATGATACGGTCATCTGTCCAAGACTTAGCTGACGCCAACTTTAGTTTGATAACAAATCTAAAACCAGATTTATCACACAAGTCTTCGTATGACACGATGTCGTTGTTGTCCTCTAATGTGTCGAGTACCTTGATGTAACCCTCACGGTCAAATCCATAAGGTACTTCAGTGATAACCATCACAGTTTTACTTCTACGCTCAAAAGAACCAATGACTTGGTACTTATCTTCTTCTTTATTGTATTCTACCTTACCACTAAAGTCAGGAAAGGTGATAGGAAGCTTTCGTGCAATAGAACCCTTAGCAAGATATTCTTTAACTGCTTTGGCAAGATGCTTTGTGCTTCTTGGTAAGATGCTAGTAGCAAAGCCTGTAGCGATGCCCTTAGCACCATTAGCCAATACTAAAGGTAGTACAGGCAGATAGAATGATGGTGGCTCATGCTCTGGATCATCATGTACTGGTGACAACTCAAGGTCTTTGATATACGTCTCAAAGTTTTTATGCACACGAGTGTATACATAACGTGCCGCACCCGCTTGTTGAACAAGCCTAGTACCAAATGATCCACGACCTTCAACCAAACAAACATTGTTATTCCAAGATGCCGCCATTAATTGACCTGCACCTGCGGCTGATGTTTCACCATGATTGTAGCCATAGTCTGAAATGATACCCGCAACAGCCGATACTTTCTTGAAGTCACGTTTAGAGTTTAGCAAAGATGAATACAAATAGAACCGCTGAACTGGCTTTAGTCCATCGATCATATTTGGAATAGCACGAGACTCAACCGTGTACATAGCAAAGTCAAGCCATTCGTTTTTAGCTACTTGGCTAATTGGATAGTCCGTAGTGGACTTATCATCTTTTGTAAATTCTAGTAAACTCATCTACCATCCTCATCTGATTCAAAGCAAGGCTCATATTCTTCGTACTGATCCTGTGCTTCTTGTTCTGTTTGTTGCTCTTGCAACTCTACCACATAATTGCCCATTTTACTCATTTCAGATAATTCCCATCTATATCATAATGTTTACTGTTATATATCGACCAAGCAATGCAGTTGTACCACTTATAACCAAATGGTTGCGCTCTTAGCTTCTTATACCACAATCTGAATCTTATCAGTCTTTCCAATTGTTGTCAACCCCTATGAAAACATGAATTGTTTACGTAATGAAGAATCTTTACCAAACATCATCTGGAACATAGAAACATCATCAGCAGTCACAGTATCGTAAACTGGCTTGTTGATAATTGTGTCATATTCTTCTTCAGTCAAAGAGCCAAGCCCCTTAATGTAACGATGCTTCCAACCAGATGGGTTGTCTGTTTTGAACTTCGATGCTTCTTCGTATCCGTAGAACCACTTCACCTTCTTATCTTTAGTTGAGATCATAATTGGTGTTCGAGTAATCTTAACTCTTCGCTCAGATAGCAGTCTAGGCCAAAACTTATAGAAGAAAGCAATCAGCAATGGACTGATGTGTCCGATGCCATCGTGGTCAGCATCTGTAAGAGTTGCGATGTTCTCATATTGCATATTGTCTACGCTATCTGGATCATTGATATTCAAACCAAGTACAGCAACCAACTCAGACAACTCTTTGTTCTTGAGAACGTCTGCTGGCTTCATATCCCAAGTATTCATAATAACCCCTCTGAGCGGCATAGCGCCCACCTTATCGGCATTACGAACTTTCAGTAGGAACCCCATGGCAGAATCTCCCTCGACAATCTTAAGTGTTGCTGAGGGCTTGTTAGCGGCAATGTGCTTGGCTACCTTTACCTTGCGAAGGTTCTTTTGAGCTAGAGTAGCGGCTCGTTTATCTTGCGCTAACTTCTTAGCCAACTGAGCCTCAATGATTGGTTCGATGATCGAAGGTGTATTCATGATCTTTTGCGAATAGAACACAAAGTCCTTAACGCCAGACTCAAGATAATGTGCTTTGACATTACCCATTGGATTTGTCAAACGCTCTTTTGTTTGTGAATCAAACTTCGGATTGACAAAGTTACGACTGAACATCACGAACGATAATCCACTCTTGATTGTGATCTTAGCCATTTCGATCTTATACTTACGCTTGATCTTAACAACAAGTTCGTCAACGATACCATTCATCACGAAGTCAACGTATGTGCCGCCTTGGCGTGTGTTCACACCATTGACATATGAGTTTGATCTGAAACCGTCTTCACTGGATGCAATGAAGAACGAGAGGTTGTCACTCTTTTCAATAATAGAAGCTTCACCCTCTTGGATGAACATCTCAGAATATTTCTTAAGGTTATTTACCTTGATGCGTTTCTTATTGAAAGAGAAAGCAATCTCAGGGAAAGCCATTTGCAATGCAATCAAACGATCCTCAAGCAAAGCGAGTGTGTCGAGATCATTAAGGTTGTTCACCTCAAACAAATCAAAGTCTGGTACGAATGACACCTCAGTACCATTGCCAGTCTTTTCTTTCTTTGTCTCACGTATCTTTTCCGCACCGTTAGTACAAGATACTTGAAGGATAGTTCCGTTAGACCATGTTTTACCAGTGAACTTAGCTGATAGGAAGTTAGTAGCGGCTGAGCCAACACCATTCGTACCAATAGTCACACGCTCATCATCGAACGACGTACCCGCATTAACTCTAGTCCAAGCGGCTGTAGCTCTCGCTATAGTCTTCTTGGTTGTCGCATCGAACACATCTTCATGTGGGATGCCACGTCCGTTGTCAGAGATAGTAATGGAGTTATCCATCTTGACTGATACGTCGATCTTATTGGCGTGTTTAAAGCTTGTACGAATCGCCTCATCGATTGAGTTGTCAAGTATTTCATCTACCATTTTAGATAGTGCAGGAACGTACTTTGCAGTTTTCCATTCACCCATAACAAATCGATCAACTTCCTCAAGAGAACTTGAACCCATATACATGCCAATACGTTCTCTGACGTGTTGACGTGCTGTTAAAATTTTAAAATCTTCTGCCATGTGGCCTCGCTATTCTCAGGATTGATCAATAATCCTTATTTAGTAACATTTATAAATAGTATCATAGAAAAGAATGATTGTCAAATAGGAAAGTTTTGAAAATGAATACTAATTACCTATCACCCATCGGTTTTACTGTGGCTGTGTCTCGTTTGCCTAACGTAGAGTTCTTCACACAGAAAGCATTTATTCCAGGCGTCACATTGGAAGCACCACAACTAGTAAACCCCATGGGCAACTTGTTTGTTGCTGGTGACAGATTGGCATACCAAGATTTGGATTTGAGTTTCCTTGTAGACGAAAACATGGATAACTATATGGAATGTTACAATTGGATGAAGGCTTTATCAAGCCCAGAAAAGTTCGATGAATACAAACCATTAGAAGATGGGGTTGAAGGTCTTAATAGTGATATCAGCATTTTGATCTTGAACAGCAACAAAAATCTAAACGTGAAGTTTAACTTCTTGAACTGCACACCAGTATCTCTGAGTGCTGTAAACCTTGATGTGACAGGAACCGATATTTTCTACCCAGAAGTTAACATGTCCTTCAGATATGACAGGTACACCTTCGAAAAGGTTGCTTGACACCATCCAATAACTGTGGTATAATCCTCTTATTACATTAGAGAGGGATATGTCTTGGAAAATAAAATCAGTGAGATTTGGTCAGAAGATTCGAAGATCAACGAAAACGACTTGATGAATGAGTTGCGGAATATCCCTTCACTACACAGTAAATATTACAACATGTATTACACAGAAGCATTGCGTGTTAAGAAGCTCAAGGGCGACTACAAAGAACTTGAGATGGACAAGCGTGACTACTATAGTGGTGAGATGGCTGAAGAAGACTTGCGAGTTCGTGGTTGGAAGCCATTTCAAAGAAAAGTAATACGTGCTGACTTGGATAAACACATCCAATCCGATAGAGATATTATCAACCTAAGTCTTAAGATTGATTTCCATACAGAGAATGCAAACTATCTTGAGAGTATTATTAAGACTATTCACAGTCGAAACTTTATTATTAAGTCTATGGTAGACGTGATCAAGTTCCAAGCGGGTGAATATTAACCATTAGCCACCTTGTATAAATAGTAGCATATACTATGAACAAGTGAGGTTAACATGGCTGAAGTAATTACTGTTGAACAACTAGATGCTATCAATCTAAAGGTGACTGCCGACCCAGGTATTCGTCAAGAGATACAGCAATTCTTTTCGTTTAGACCAGCTAATTATCAATTCACACCAGCATTCAAAAATAAAATCTGGGATGGCTACATTAGATTGTACGCCCCAATGCGTCCTACCTTATTAGTTGGTTTGATGAAGAAACTAATCATCTTCGCAGAGGATCGTGGTTATGACATCAATGCTCCTGATCATTTAATTCATGGAGAAGATGGTATTGCTGACGATTATGGCATTACACTAGCCAAGGAAGTAAACTGTAAGTTTGTTCCAAGAGACTACCAAAACAAATACATTGTTGACGCCTTACGTGATAGTAGATCATTATCTTTGTCGCCAACATCGTCTGGTAAGTCTCTGATCATTTATTTAATCCAACAACATTATTACAACAATTTAAATCATAGAACACTTATCATCGTGCCAACAATCTCACTTGTCCACCAAATGGAAGGTGACTTCATTGATTATGGATGTGACCCCAATGCAATCCACAAGATTAAAGGTGGTGCTGAGAAGAATACAGATAGACCTATTGTCATATCTACATGGCAGTCGCTAGTTAAACTTCCTAAAGAATGGTTTGATCAGTTTAAAGTAGTTCTTGGGGATGAGGCACATCAGTTTCAAGCCAAATCACTTCAGAAGATCATGAGTATGATGCCCCAATGTTATTACAGACATGGGTTCACTGGTACATTGAAAACAGAAGAAAGTAAGACGCACCAACTTGTTCTCGAAGGATGTTTTGGGTCTGTTAGACAACACGTTACTACCAAGAACCTTATTGATGATGGTACTGTAGCTGACTTTGATGTTAAAGCGATTGTTCTTTCTCATAACCAAGAAATACGTAAAGGCTTCAAGAAGGCTATTAATAAACTTGAGAATACTAAAAAGTTTCCTGCCGAACGTGAGTTCTTAGTGAACTGCGAACGAAGAAACATATTCCTAAGAAATCTACTGTGGTCACTAGAAGGTCAAAACAACTTGGTCTTATTTGATTTGGTTGAGAAACATGGTAAACTTTTAGAACCCCTCTTTTCCAAAGAGGGCAGAGAGCTACATTTTATTCATGGTGGTGTTAAGGGTGAAGAACGTGAACGTATCAGACATCTAGTTGAGAATGATCCTGAGAAGAAACATGATATCCTTGCTTCATTTGGTACTTTCTCTACTGGTGTTAACTTAAAACGTTTAGATAATATTATCTTTGCCTTTGGTGGTAAGTCAGAGATTAAAGTGTTACAGTCTGTTGGACGTGCATTAAGAAAAGGTAATGGTTCTGATAAAGCTGTTCTTTATGATGTTGCTGATGATTTGTCATCTGGAGCATATACCAATTATACATTAGATCATTTCCGTAAAAGGATTGAGATGTATGGAGATCAGCAGTTTAATATGAAGATATTTACTGTAGAGATATAGCCTTAAACAGCATTAAAGAATCTATTGTATTATCATAAGGGTTAACCCTATTATACACGCCATGAAAAGTTTGTCAAGTAAAAAATGCATGGTTGACAGATTAAGGTAGTTATGGTATACTTAAAGAAATTATAAGGAGGCATTTATGGCACGTCGAGCTAAAAAGAATTATGTAAATAACAGAGACTTATTGGACGCCCTAATCCAATATCAGAGTGATTGTAGAGACGCAGAAGAAGCAGGGGAAGACTTGAAACCTCGTGTCCCAGACTATATCGGTACATGCATCTTTCAAATCGCAACACGACTATCTACCAAACCAAACTTCAGTGGTTACACATATAAAGATGACATGATCTCTGATGGGATTGAGAATTGTCTATTGTATATTGGCAACTTCAATCCAGAGAAATCATCCAATCCATTTGCGTACTTCACACAGATCATTTGGTATGCATTCCTACGTCGTATCGCCAAAGAGAAGAAGCAGATGTATATTCGTTTCAAGTCAAGCCAACAGATGATTTCAACAGGTGGAACATATGAAGGTGGCGAAGAGGTATTAAACCTGTATACAAATGCCGACTATATGAATACATTTGTTCAAGACTTCGAAGACAAGATTGAACGTGACAAAGCTAAAAAGAAAGAAGATGCTAAACCAGCAGTTTCACCAAATGCTAAACCAGCAGACGCCAAGAAAAAAGAAGGCTAAAGATGAAAATCGCAATCATCACCGATATGCACCTTGGAGTACGTGGAGACTCTAAGGTGTTCTTAGATCACCAAGAGAAATTCTTCTCTGAGGTATTCTTTCCGTATATCGATTCGAATGATATTAAGATTGTTCTTGACCTTGGCGATACCTTTGATCGTCGTAAGTACATTAACTACGTAACTCTCAATAGAGCTAAGAAGTTTTTCTTTAACCAACTCCAAGAGCGAAACATAGAGTATCACGCCATCACAGGTAACCATTCCGTTTACTATTCAAACACCAATGAGGTTAACTCAATGGATTTGTTGCTCCAAGAGTACGACAACTTCCACATTTACGAGTCTACCCCAGTGAATTTGACGTTTGGTTCCACTAATGTGATTATGGTTCCGTGGTTGACCAAAGACAACATTCAGAACTCACTAGATGTTTTGAAAACAAGTACGGCTCACATCTGCATGGGTCACTTTGATATTGTTGGCTTTGAGATGTTGAAGGGAACTCTATGTAGTCATGGATTGAACAAAGAAGTCTTTACACACTTTGAGTCTGTTTACTCTGGTCACTTCCATCATCCGTCTGAGTATGGGAACATCAACTACCTTGGTGCGCCATATGAAATGACATGGAGTGATCATGGTGGTAAGCGTGGCTTTAGAGTTCTTGATACTGAGACACGTGATCTTGAATGGGTGCTTAATCCATTCCCAGTCTTCCATAAGATTGAATATGATGATGCTGATATGTCAGTAGAGGATGTAGAGGCACTTGATGTCTCTAATATTAAAAATGCATTCGTAAAAGTTGTTGTGAAGAACAGAACTAATCCGTATGTGTATGATTTATTCCTTGACAAACTGTCCGATAGTGGTGCATCTGATGTTAAGTCTATCGAAGATTCGCTGAACTTAGAAGATAGTGGCGTTGAGGAAATTCTTGATGAAAGTGCTGATACTAAGGATATTCTCCACAGCTATATTGAGACTTTGGATACAGCGGCTAATAAACAGGCAATTAAACAGATTGTTGACGAACTATATAATGAGGCACTAAGTCTATGAAAATTCAATTCCAAAGTGTAAGATACAAAAATCTCTTGTCATCTGGCAATGCTTGGACAGAAATACAATTAGACAAAAGTAGAACTACTCTTATCAGTGGTACTAATGGCAGTGGTAAGTCTACGCTGTTGGATGCTATTGTGTTTGCTCTATATGGTAAAGCCTTTCGTAAGATCAACAAAGCACAACTTGTCAATAGTATTAATGGTCGTGAGACAATGGTTGAGGTGGTCTTTAAGATTGCACAAAACTATTACAAGATCGTCCGTGGGATTAAACCTAACGTATTCGAGATTTGGAAGAATGGCGAACTTGTCGATCAAGAAGCGGCTACTAAGGATCAACAATCATATCTTGAGCAAACTATTCTTAATCTTAATTACAAGTCGTTCAATCAAATTGTTGTTCTTGGCTCTGCTACCTATGTCCCATTCATGGAACTGACTGCACAAGCAAGACGTGAAATCATTGAAGACCTCTTGGACATTCAAGTATTCTCTACGATGAACACTCTACTGAAAACACGTGTGTCAGATAATAAAGTTGATATTAATGATAATAATTACAAGATAGATTTGACTGAGACTGAGCTTCGATCAGCAAAGGAACACAACGCATCTATCCGTGCTATCAAAACAGAAGAAGTTGATAAGATCAAAGAGAAGATGAAAGGTCACCTTGAAAGTATCAGTGAGGCGCAACGTAAGATCGAAGCTACCCAAGATATTATACAAGTAATTATTGATGATATTTCTGACAAGGCTGAGATGAAAGCCAAGGAACATAAGGCAAACGAACTTCGCCGCAACATAGAAATCACGATGGCGAACCATAAGAAGGAACTGTCGTTCTATCATGATCACAATGATTGTCCTACATGCAAGCAAGGTATTGATCATGAGTTTAAGGAAAGCATTGTTACCGAAAAGGATAAAAAAGTAGGGGAATTAGAAGTTGGCTTGGTAGAGTTATCGAATAAGATAAAAACATACACCGATAGGCTTGAAGCAATCTCAACTCTTGAAGATCAAATTCGTGATGGTAATATGAAAATTGGTGATCACAGAGCCACTATTAAGATGGCTAAAAGCGCCCTAATATCTTATAAAAACGAATTAGACACAGCGGAGAAAGATGTCGAAGCTATCGATACAACAAAGCTTAATGCTTTGAATGAAACACTTCGAAGCACAAAGTCTGACCAAGAGGTCTTGCATAAAGACAAAGAAACACTTTCGGTTGTACAAGCTATCCTAAAAGATGGTGGTATCAAGACACGTATCATCAAGCAGTATATCCCAGTGATGAATAAACTTATTAATACGTATCTAGGTGCGTTTGACTTGTTTGTTGATTTTCAACTAGATGAAAACTTCAATGAGGTTATCAAGTCAAGGTTCCGTGATGCTTTCTCATATGCGTCTTTCTCTGAGGGTGAGAAGTTGCGCATTACATTGTCAATCATGTTGGCTTGGCGTTCTGTTGCTAAACTACGCAACAGTGTGTCAACAAACTTGCTTTTATTGGATGAAACGCTAGATGGCGCTTTAGACGCAGTAGGTATTGAGAATTTGATTGATCAACTACACAACTTAAATGCAGATGATAACATATTCGTGATCAGCCACAGGGGTTTGCAGTTTGGCGATAAGTTTGATTCTAACATAACCTTTCAGAAGGTTAAAAACTTTAGTGAGATTGCTTAACTAGGAGAGAGATATGCAACATTCAATAGAAGACTTAATACGAAGAATTAATGCAATGCACGACAAAGCTGTTCTATTGCACAGAGTGCGTAATGAGTTTGCTGAGATTTCTTATAAAGAATACGATAAAGTGGCTTGTCAAGCACTTATTGATGATATACAAGCTATGGCATTAGGTATCGCTAACGATAAAGAAGGTACTGATATTATTACTGATATGGAGTATAAATGATGGAAGTTAAAGAAGTTAAAGAAGTTAAATTAGGAGTAAGCTATCTCGTATCTAACCGAAATAGGTGGGGTGCTGTAGAGGTTGGCGTATTCAACAAAGAAGGTTCGCCAGGCGTGAATGTACAAATTGAATGGAAACGTGGAGACGGTAAAGTAATACCAACAACCCAAGAAGAGGTTGATCTGCTAAACAACTTGTTGGAGACTAAGGGCGAATTGTGCATGAGCGACATTGAATATAGCGAGACACATGACACAATGGATGGCAACGAATATTTTGTATACCACGAAGGTTGGTCTGTGGAAGATAAAGAGGCACTAGAAGCTGAGTACGACAATGATGAAGACGGTGCTTACTTTGACCGAAGAGACTTGCTAGAGGTTAGGGGTTACGAACATGATTACTATGAACTTTACCTAAAAGATATCATTCTTGAAGAAGAAGTTGACGTAGACGAATAAGTGTGTTATCATAGTCTAAACACAATCAAGGATTCCAATGTCTAAATTTTACACATCAGTTGAGCGCTATGGTCAAAACATTCTTTGGCGTGGCTATGAGAATGGCAAGCAGTTCTCTCGCAAGGTCAAGTTCCAACCAACACTTTTCACTAATGGCAAGAAAGATGTCACAGACTCTAAGTACAGAAGTCTTGCGTCTGACAAGCCATTAGTGCCGCACCAACTAGACGGTATGAAAGAGGGCAAGGATTTTGTAGAGCGCTATAAAGATGTGCATGGTCTTGAGATTGCTGGGAACACTAATTATGTTTCTCAGTTCATCCAAGAAAAATATCCAGATGAAATCAAGTTTGACGCATCACTGATCAACATCGTATCTTTCGATATTGAGGTTGACATTGCCAATGGTTATCCAAATGTAAATGAGGCTGATAAAGAGATCACGTCTATTGCATACAAGTCATCTAAGTCCTCTGATTACCATCTGCTAGGGCGCAAGGACTATGACAAGAGCAAGACATTACTTGATCTACACCCTGATAACATTCACTTCATGAAATTTGATAGCGAAGAAGCCTTGCTGAAGCGTTTCAAAGAGATATGGGTTAACCGCTATCCTGATATTATTACAGGTTGGAACGTGGAATACTTTGATGTTCAATACATCATTACTCGCATGAAGCGACTGTTCGGTGAAGAATGGGTAAAAGATTTAAGCCCATGGCGCAATGTACGACACAAAGAGCGTGAGATGTTTGGTAAGATGCAAGGCACATATCAAATCAGTGGCATGACTGTTGTTGACTATATGGATGCATTCAAGAAGTTTGGCTACAAGTATGGCACACAAGAGAGCTATAAGCTTGATCACATTGCATACACTGTGTTGGGTGAAAAGAAGTTAGACTATTCTGAGTATGGCAACCTAAACGCACTGTATGAACAGAACCCACAACTGTACCTAGACTATAACCTTAAAGATACAGAACTGATCCAACGTTTCGAAGATGAAACAGGTTTGATGTCTCTTGTTATGACTGTTGCTTATGGCGGTGGTGTAAACTATCAAGATGCATTTGGTACTGTGGGTATTTGGGAAACAACTCTATATCGACGCCTTATGAAAGATGGTAAGGTTCCACCAGTTAAAGGTGAAGCAGGTCAACGTGCTGGTGAGCTTGTGGGTGGATACGTGAAAGACCCAAGAGTTGGTATGCACCCTTGGATCGTATCGTTCGATCTTAATTCCCTGTA